GAGATGCACAAATATACAAAATTAATCCTTTCGCGTTTCGTTTTTATCAATCTTTTTCAGTAGTTCTTTTTCAATGTCGATTGAGAAGTGATGCGCATAATTTAAGCACGTCAATATAACATCTGCCAATTCTTCTCCTAAATTGTTTTCTTTGCCTTTACGATTAAGTAATGATTCATAAATAGCCTCTTCGAACTCTTCTTCAATTTTACGAATGAATTGTAAGTCTGTTGTGTCAGGTGTTATGTAACCACGCTTCACAATAGAAGCGTAGTTACTTTTGATTAGGTCTTGCATATTAGAATAGTGTTGATTGTGATTTTTCCAATACAGCACTCTGCACATTCTTTTTAGCTTGGTTGTAGTAGCTTTCTTTTAATTCAAAACCGATAGCTTTTCTATTCATTTTAACTGCTTGAAAAACCTCTGAACCAATACCCATAAATGGAGTAAGTACCGTATCGCCTTCGTTAGAATATAGTAAAATTAATCTCTCAATAGTATCTAATTGCAAAGGGCAAATATGCTTTTCGTCATTTTCTTCTCTGCCATTTCTATAACCTTGCAATGTATTTCCGTAATCAATATCCATCCAAACTGGAGAAGCTATTTTTTGCCATAAGTCAACTGGTATATTAGTGTTTGTTACAGGATTAGTTCTTTCTCCATCTTTTCTAAACACCATTACATAGTCAGGTATTCCAACGCGGCTCATTGTGCTATCTTTTTTTACTTGCTTATGAAGTAATCCAAGCGCCTTAGTTCTTTGCATTTCAACAACAGGGTCTTTCCAAATCGTTATACGTGAATGATAAATAAATCCAGCTTCACTAAATGCTTTTAAAAGTAAGCCGCTAAAGTCGCGAAGTCCTATAAATCCTTCCTTTCCTTTTTGTATAGGTAAGTCCATGCAATGAACAGCTACATTTCTACCGCTTTGCAAAACTCTGTAAAGTTCCTTTATTAAGAATCCAAACTGAATCAAAAATTCATTGTAATCTTTACTATTACCCATATCTTCTAAGTGGCTTGAGTATGTATAAAGTTCTGCGAATGGTGGAGAGAATACACTTAACCCTACCGATTCGGTAGGCACATCTTTAATTAACTGGATGCAATCACCGCGTTTAATGTGATAGAATTCATTTGTTTCTTCTGTTGTGTCAACATTACCGACATTCATCAGTTCATTGTTTAGGTTAGCGTTAATCGCTTTGCTCATTTCGTCTTGCATAAGTTCAAATTGTTTTTGTTTGTTATCTATTGATTGTTTTACATTTGCCATTGTATCGGTAGTAATTAAATGAATGTTAACTTCATTCTTTTGCCCGAACCTATAAGAACGTCTTATCGCTTGGTATAATCCCTCAAAGCTAAAATCTAAAGAAGCAAATATTTGATTTCGGCAGTTTTGATAGTTCATACCAAATGACGCTATTTTCGTTTTGGTTATAAGCACTCTGAATTCATTATTTGCAAAACCTAAAAGCATCTTTTCTTTATATTCTGAACTATCTGAACCTTTAACCTCAACAGCATCAGGTATTAGTTTCTTTAAGTATTCGCCTTCCTCATTTTGCTTAATCCATATGATGAAGTTTTCATCGCTATTATTCACCAACGAAATAGCATCTTCCATTCTTTCAATCTTGGTTAATCTCAACTCTTGATTAAAGTTAGTAGCTGAAATAATAGCGTCATTAAATAGTTGACCGTTATCGCGTTTAGGTGTTACTATTTTACGTTCCAAAATATTAAGAGTGGGCAAATTATAACCTTCCATCGTAAATCCTATATCCTGTGGCTTATTTAACATTATCGCCCACGTTCCAATGAATTGATAGAATGTTTTAACCGCATGACCTTTAAGCCTCCATTTTGCAGTTTCTCCGCCATCATGTACAAAGTACATTGCAAGCATTTCATTTCTACCCATAACATCTAAGAACTCGCTATGGTTTCCAAGTTCCATCGGGTCATTTGGCGATGGTGTTGCGGTGCAAGCCAGCTTGTAAGGAGTATTTTTAAACTTATCAATGATATTCTTTTTTGTTTCTCCTTCAAAGTTTTTTAAAATAGAACTTTCATCTAAAACAATACCCGAAAAAATAGAGCAATCAATATTATCAAGTTGCTCATAGTTTTGAATTACTATGTTAGTGGTGTCTATTCCGAATCGTTTAGCCTCGTTTAATGTTTGCCCTTTAACAGCTAAAGGTGCAAGTATTAGCACTGGTTTATTGGTATGTTCTGCAACCTTCTCGGCAAATGTTAATTGCATTAATGTTTTACCTAAACCACAATCGGCAAATATCGCATACTTACCAGCCTTTAAAGCCCTCTTAACTATAAACCTTTGAAAAGGAAATAGGCTTTTATTAAGTGCATCATCAGGTAATTCAAAGCCGCTCTCAACGTGCTTTTTTTGTTTCTGTTTTAAGAATTCTAAGTAATCCATGTTTATTTGTTTTTGTTTGTTTGAAAATTTAACCCTGCATGAATCTCGCACACACTTTTAACCTCCGATTGTATCCATTACTCTTCGGCTAATGTTCTGTAATTAAACTAAGGGGAAAGAACGTCGTTTGTTTGATTTTTCAAATGTAGTATTTTATTTTGATTGTGCAAACTTATTATTAAAGTTTAGTAAAATAATTTAATTGCTCATTAAAGTATTCGTTTGCCAGCTTTATTTTAGATAGCATCAATTCAACATCGGCAGGAACTATATCCCACGTCTTGGTGAATAAACCAAAGTCATTCGGCACTCTACTATCAAACCAGCACAAAGTACACTTAGACGCGTTGCGAAGGTAGGCATCGCTTGTAATTTGCCAATAACGATTAGACAAATTTTGTCTAATGCTTTCAACACTTTCAGCACAACGAATCTCAGTTAAGTGGTTAGCTGTGTTTAAACATTTCACTTCCAAAGCAGAATCAATCTCACGAATCCAGCCGTCAGATGAACCTCCGTAGTTCATACCTTCGATATAGATAAACTTCGTTTCAATAATTTCAAAGTTGTGCATTTTTGAAAGCCATTGTTTAGCCAGCGGTTCATTGTCAACACCCCATTGCATAGCCTTGTTTACTGGCACCTCCTCAACTATTCCCGTTAAACTTTCAGCAACTTTCTGCATGATGTACGTTTTAGCGCCTTCGCTCAATACTTCCGTTTTCTTTTTTGGATCGCTCATCAGTTTATAAATTTCAGATGAAGTAAACAACCCTAAACGGGCAGCGTGCCACTCAGGGCTACGCTGTTCCGCTTCTACTATTATTCTGCTGTGTTCCATTTTGTTGTTGGTTTAGATTGAATTGCTGTAATATCATATACTTCCTCTTGAGTCATTATACCCATTGATACTTCGGGCGCGAATTGACGGGTGAAGAAAGCAGCTGCGCGGTATCTCATCATTAATTGTGGCATTGTTTTCCATTTGCTACCAGCTTTATCAATCCACTTTTCAGCAGCAGCCATTTCCATAGTAACCCAAACACCTTCTACTTTGTCGCCTGTTGCTAAGTCAATCGCCACCCCTCTACATCTACCACCGTTCTTATCGTCTTCTTCAAATCTAAGCGGTGAAAATTTACGGCTCGCGTTTAAAGTTGCGATTAAGAATTGAGAACTCCACGAAGGTTTGCCATGCACGATGTACAAGTTCTGCATAACCATTAATTCGCTTGCACCTATTCGCTTTGCTACATCGATAGCGATAAGGCAGTTTGAAATATTGCCCTTATATTGCACTGGCACCAAGTCGCTAACACTTAAAGCCTTTGCTACTCTCATAGCGTGCTCAAACCCTTCTTTATTGCCGAAAGTACTTAGTTCACCGCCTTGTTGAGGTGCTGGATGCAATGTTATATTGCTTTCTGTTTGCTCACCTACTTGGTGCGCCTCGCCTTCATTCACCAATTCAATGATCGGCTCAATGTTGACATCTGTGATTGTTGTTTGTTTGTTTTCCATGTTTGTTTGATTTAGTGAATTTTTAATTTGTCGACTTGCTTATTGTATCGCTCTTTAAGTCTTTCCAGCACCATCATTTGAATCTTCTCCTGATGCTCTACTGACTTTTTAAAGCTATTGTAATTTTGTTTAGCAATCTTTTGCTGCACCCATCGGATGTCGAAATCAATTTGACCTATCGTGTCAAGCGTTTCTTGAATTTTACTTTTTAGCATATTACTTTGTTTTACGTTTTGCAATGTTTATATTCTCCTCGCTTGCTTCTATAAAGTTCACACCGTCAATAGTGGTAACGGGAAGCCTCCTCGTTTCGATTAAATAATAGATGCGCACTGGTGATTGATTCACCAGCCTTGCGAAGTTCGCTTGTTTTAATAGTTCTTTTTTTGCCATTTTAGTAATTGGTTTAAATTGTTATTCAGCAAATGTAGTAAACTTTATTAATAAACAAGCAAAATAAATTAAAATAGATATTAACATAAGCGTTGTTAATAAACTTTTTTTATAAATGTTATTGGAATTAGAAAACTTTGCCTACATTTACCACATCAAACAAACAAAAACAGATATTATGTACGACATTAATGTATTTTTAGAAAACAGACGCGAGATAGTTCGCGCAATCGACAACTTAGATTTTAATTTCGATGGTGTGGGCGATTACGATACCGATACCTTTGAATGTGAAATTGATATGGGCAATGTTAGCTTAGTAATGAACGTAACAATTAAAGAAACATTTGTTGCTTATAGCAGAGAAACACGATGGGAACCAGCTGATTATGAGTTGAAGCAAGAAGTAAACGAAATAAACGAAGCATACTACATCACCAGTGAAGGCGACGAAATACCTTGTACCGATAACGAAATAGAAGCAATTAAAAACGTAATTAAATCACTACTATAATGAACGCATATCAAACAGAACGCGCTTACTTAAAAGTAATTGACACTATTGTAAGCTGCAAGACAAAAGACCAGTTAAGAACTGCTGAGAGAATGGCTGACTTTTTTATAAGCAGATTCAAAAAGCCGACCGTTTTAAAGTTGAACGTGAAGACATTGATTCAAAACCACTCGATTAATTGTATATGAAAATAGAAATTGCGAATAAGATCGAAAAAATGATTACAAATGAGGAGAAGCATCTTGATTGGCTGCAAAGCAACAACGCACCTCAGGAATTCATTGAACTTTCTAAATGGCATATTATTCATTATGCTGAAAGGCTTAAAGAATATCGAGAATCTTTAGCAACACCACAAAAAGAATGGAAAACTTTTATGATTGAAACATTGAGCCAAAAAACAGATATTCCTTATAGATTCTTTTCGCTGTATTATTCTGTGGAAGATGCAAGAGAACATCATAAGAGAGCAATTTCAATACAGGAAGTGAAATTAAACATTGAGCCAGTAAATAGTTAAGAAACGTTCTTTAAGATATAAACGTGACTAAGCCCCATAACACTGTAAAGTCAGTGCATGGTGCAGTTATTAAAGAAACGGATTAACGCTATCCACGTTTATTTTACGGCATTGGTGGTTCACAATAAGCAAATCCACTTAGAGGTTTGACCACCAATGCTTTTTAAAACAGTATTAACTTAAACAACCCCAAAATGGAAGATAAAATTTTAAAACAAATTGAAGAGGAGGCTTTGAAGCTATTCCCTTTAGACGAGTATGATGATGAGTTATTTAGTGAAAGGTATAATTGGAGAAATGGCGCAAAGTTCGGATACAACATCAAGGAGAATGTTAACGAACAAATGTTAGAGGCTTTAAAAAGAATTAACGATTGCAGCCTATCTAAGCAGCAAAGAGAAGCAATGATTGAAAGTGCTATTCTTTCCGCCTCCAAAAACACTGTAAGCAATGAAGGGGATAAGTGGGTGAGTGTGAATGATAGATTGCCTGAAGCATATGAGACGATTATATCTTACAATATACATACTGATGAGGTTTCAACAGATTATATTGACGATGAAAAAAGATGGGACGTTCTTAATCCTACCCACTGGATGCCGTTACCTCAACCACCTAAAGAAAAATAGTTATGGAAGCACTAAGAAGATTAAAGAAGAGTGATATGCAAACAGCAGAAGAAATAATGAACAAGCACTTTAAAGAATGTTTTGAAACGCATAACGAAACTATTTCCGAAAAGTACATACTTTACTTTCACAAGGCAATGAAGGAATACGCTCAGCAAGAACGTGAAAAGGCAGTATCTGAACTTTTAGGATTAATTCAAAATAAAAAGTAATATGCCTAACAATTATTGCGCCCGATGTGGCAAACCTATTGCAGTTGATAAATGGTATCTATGCGAAGATTGTGATAGGTTACAGCCTCGCTACTTAGTAAGCAAGAAACCACCAATAACACCAGCTACAAAGATAGCGCCTTTGAACTTATAACTATTGTACCACTTAGGAGAAGGCTTGAAGGTGAATGCTCTCAGGCTTTCTCCTTTTATGTTTGGATTGCTATTCTCAACTATTACAGAAAGTGAATCATCTTTAAGCCAGTTGCTTTTTTTTTTAGCGATTATAAAAGTCTGCTCGTTGGGGACTTGAATGTTGTATAGGCTAAAATTCTTTTCAGTTATAACAGCGTCAAATTTAAAGAATGTACTATCAACGCTAAACGAATCAACAAAGGCATCACAAGGCAATTGCTCTCTGAATACGTGGTTAATTGTGTCGTACTTAAATATTGATTTATACTTTATCAACACCTCCGTATCTTTTAACTTTAATCTTTTCTCTATTGCCAGCAGCTCATCGCTCTTTTGGTCAACAAGTAATTGCATAGCTGCGTTGTATTCAATTAGATTTCCATTTGCATCTTCATACTCTTTAACCTTATCGCTATAATTCTGCAAGTCGATAACAAGCGATGTGCTTCTTTTTCTATCGTTGCATCCTTTAAATAGTAGCATGATAGTAAGAAAGCCCAATACTAATATAGTTATATCTCTTATTGCTACCTCCTTATTCATTGCAATCTCCTTTCTTATACCCTCTACCGTTCGGACTTTCTTTGTCGACCGTTAATATCTGCATTCTATTTGCGCCCTCTTTATAACTAACATGAATCCAAGTTGGTTCACCGTTTACCGGGTGCTCGCAAATTAGCTGATCCCACTCTAAATTAGCTTTAATATGTTGAAACAGCAGTGAATTTTTAATCTTACCATTGCCCGTAAAGTCTATTGCTTCACCTTTGCAATGTTGGCTTTTCGCTTGTCCGAACTTATCCACCGCGCCACCAATAGCCTTATTAAGAATAGGTGAGCGATAAAAAGAATTAATCTTTAAAGGTACGTTTGCAAATTTGCGCACTGGTTCAAAGCACTTGTTTGCTACAATAGTCATCGCTTTTAAATGCTCTAATGTTGGCTCGTTGCTTATTCCTTTTGCTTTTGCCGTTGGGCTGTTTACTGCCTCCTCATAGCTTATGTGTGTGCTTATCTTATCCATTTGTAGTATTGTTTTTTTCTTTGTCAGGAGTCTTCATAACGTGCTGAATAAACGCGCCAAATGATATGCTGAATGCTGTTTCTAATTTTGCTATCAATACCTCATTATTTTTAGGGTACTCAACAAAAAAAGCAAGTATAAAAGCAATCGCTAAAATAGCACCTATCATGAAGCCTATTACATAACGAGCCTTAGCCTCAGCCTTTATTTTTTCCCACATCGTCATAGTTCGTACGAAATAAAAGCTATATTAATTTCATCTAAACTCATTTCGTTACTCCGTTACGATGTACAACGTATATATCTCTTTCCATTGCGCTCAATCTTTTGTCGATTGAGTAAAGTTCAACACTTAATTTTGTCATTGAATTTTCGATGCTATTTGCTTTCTCCGTCATCTTATCAACTTGCTGAATTAATCTATTAAGGAAGTAGGCTATTATTCCGACGAATGTTCCGCCAATGGTTAGAAATATTGTAATCGATTGCGGATTCATTTAGCAGCGTTTTTTTCTTTGATTATTAAATGCGCTGTCAAAGTTAATATCAACTGGCAACGCTTCTTTTATATTGTGTCGAGGTTCAAAGCCTCCCGAACCTTTAACGTAAACACCTATAAATTCATCAGGATTAGTATTGTTGTAATCTGTTACGATGATTTCATCGGCTTGCAGAATATCTGTCTTAACGAAGTTTCTTGTAGCTTGCTCAATAGGTTTCAACTTTAAAATGTACTTCTCCTTTTGCTCATCAACTACCCATTGTTTTTGCCCGTTGTTATATTCCACTTCCTCGCGTGTGTATTCGCTTGATGTAAAGCCAAACATACCACTCAATCGAATTTGATTATACCAATTAATTGAATTGAAGTCGATGTAATCGGTTTGAGAACCAGCAGCGCCACGTATGCCGTTTGTGTAAG